AATATTTTCTCCTATGTTAAGCTCCAGATTTAAATTATATTGTTTTGGTGCGTTATGCAGATAACAATAGTCTGTTTAAATCTTTTTATAAGTTATAAGTATATATAACGATTAAGTATACTACTATACTACTAATTAGTAAGTGATGTCAAGCCTTTTTTGAATATTTCCAAACAAGGCCAGGCATTTTTCCTTGAACCCAACTTATTTTACCGACTTGTTCCATTCCTATCTTCTTGTAAAATGCGTTAGCTCGATTATTATTTTCTCGCACCGTTAACCATACGTTTCCATTAACAAACTCAAAAAATTCTTTAATCGTTTTCTGTGCAGAGCCATCTCTTTCTTTTGCCACTATTTGATGTAAAATTGTATCCCCCTCTTTTGCTACAGCACTGCCAAGTTTGTTATCTCTTTTATACCGCTGGTATGTAATTACAACATTATTCTTAAAGTACACTTGACCCCACATTAATCTATGTCTTATATGATAACTACGCACATGAGGAAACCATTCTTTATTTTGTTTAAAAATTTCCCATACAGATTCAAAATCATCTAAATTTGGACGATTAAAATATTCCCTAATTGTATCATTATTAAAAATATCTATAACTAGATGTACTCTGTCTACATCAGAATTGTTATTTACTTCATGAGCTCGACTTACGTCTAACCACCAACATTCTCCCCTTTTGAAATTAGTTTCTACTGTCAAATTTTTTAACCATGATTTCATGAGAATTTTTTTGTGAGTTATAACAGGAATATGTAACCGAATTATTTTTCCACTTTTTATATCCTTATCAACTCTATCATTGTGTTTTGATATCTTTGTTCCAGCCTTTAGTTTCATTAGTCGGACTCGTTCTGTCTCTGCTGGAATCTTTTCTAAAATTCTATGGATTTTTAATTCTCTGAATAAAGAAGTATCTTGTAATTCATCAACTTCGCCTGTACCTAAAACTCCACCTTTACCTATCTGGTAAATATCTTTGCCATATCCTCGTAATGATATAGCTGACCATTGCTTATCCTTATTATATTTCGTTATAACAGGAGAAAATTCTATGTCATTTTCACACCAAGTTACAATCGGTTTTAATTCTTCTTTAAATATAATTGGTAGTCTAAGCAAAGAATTTCTCCAATGTATTTCTTTTTATATGTCTAAAAATATCTTTGTTTTTGTCTTTACTAAAATACCAGATATTTTCAATATATATTCTGTCCATAAACTCGTTCATTGCATCTTTATCAAAGTTTCCATCTTCATCTTTGAACACAGATGCCCCTTGCGGTCGCTGCATAATTCTCATTCCGATTTGTCCCATAAAGTTTGGAAGTAACATATCTACAAGTTCATCACCAGAACGATATCGTTTACCTTTTACTTTCGGGTCAAGAATATTAATCATCATAACACCAGTATCATTTAATGAATCAAATGTTTTTTGTGATACTGGAAGGTAAAAATTATCTCTCCAAGATTCATATTCATTAAATTTAAACCATGACTGTAGCTCTTCTTTTTCTCCACCCTCGTTGTATCTCTCCGTAGAAAAATATGGTGGTGAAGTAAATGCACAGTCTACATTTTTAATTTCATCCCAAGGCAAGTCTTCTGCACCACAATTGTATATCTGTATAGTCTTTTTGCCCCCTGTTAGTTTATCAAAAAACTCAATCATTTTATGATATCTTTTAAACGTGTTTGGATTAGGATCACAACCAATGTAATGAGTTGCATTAGAAGCATAAAATGCTGTCAATCTATCACCCCAACCCATAGAAGTATCCAATACTACTTTTGCTTCAGTCATATCATAAATTGTTTTGGCAACAATCGGTTTAAACTGTGTTGCAATATAAGTTCCAAGTCTGAAAGACATAGTATAAGTATTGGGTCTTAATTCTTGTTTATCATTAACACCTCTCCAAATAGGCCCAAATGCACCCCAAATATTATCACCTTCATTCCATCTTTGAATTGGAGATTTAAAACCATAAGAACCACACTCCATTCTTAAATCATTCATAAATGCATCTGCACAATAATTGAATGTACTAGGGCCATCTATCAAACCCAAACCATATTCTTCATATGAATATTTGTAATCATCATACTTTTCCATGATATTATTTGGTTGACTTAAATATCTTGTAAAGTCTGCTTTTTGCAATTTACGAAAATTAGTAACTACCTTTTCCATGTTAAATTCTTTAAGTGGGTAAGGTGGTTTTTCGTTTGTAATGTATGCCGCAAGTGTTTTACGAAATAATTCTTTACCATATTTTTCTGTGGTATCAAGAAATAATTCTTTATGCATCACTGGAAGTCCAGTATGGTCTACACACTTTTTCAATAAATTATATAATTCTATATTCAATTAAAAAATCCTTCAAGTGTTAACTGTGTCCCAAAACTCATATCTAAATTCCACTTTATTTTATCCGTAATAAACTTTAACGGTTCAGCCAAACTTTTTTCATACTGCATATCATAGTCAATTAATGGAGCAATATCAAGTTCCTTTGGTAACTCTGTGATAAACGATATACTTGTTGACTGATAAATGTTAGGTTCTCGTAAATGTAAGAATCGAATTTTTTCTCCATTTTGAATTAAGGGGTACTTGTGTGTAAGTTTATTTTTCTTCAGAAGATAGTTGTAAAGTATTGCACCCTTACAATGTATAGGAGCGCCCTTCTTGAATAGATTGTGAGATTCAGTCCACTTATCAATCCCATTGACGGAACGTGGATACGCAATTTCTTCTGGACGCATTTTCATGAAGTCCGTTCTAAATTCCTGTATGAAGTCATTGAGTTCCTTTTCGTCACTGGACATAATAATCTTGAGAGCTTGTTTAATCTTCTCACGACATGGTGCAGGCGTAGATGACTTGACTGCTTCAATACCCATAATCTTGAGAGAGGGTTCTTTATATCGAACACCCTCCACATCCCACGCATTGAGAATATATCTTTTCTTTGCAGTCCAGATACCCTTGTCTGCAATCACCTCACGTTTCATGAACATCTTTTGTTCGTATGCGTTTATGTGTTCAGCGAGCTCCTGATAACTCTTATCAATAAATGGTTCAATTTTCTCTCTAGCAAGACGATCCAAGAAATTGATGACTTCTCCAGTGTCTTGTTCCTGTATAGGGAGTTTGTCAATGAGTCTGTCAAAAGTAATATAAACTGAATCTGTATCTGATGCAATGACATAATCCAAGTCATCGGTTTTAAGAGTCTGATTAAGATACCGATTAAGAGAGCGTTCAATCCATCTAATTGATAACTGACCAGAAGTAGTAATGGCCTCAGCAACCAACAGATCATAGTAACGAAACCAGTTATTACCAATGGCACCATAAGCACTATTGAGAGAAATCTTTTTGGCCATCTGAATATTGTTGTATCTAGAAATGTCTTTATTGAGTTTAGGATCTTTTGTATTTTCATATTCCTGTTTTGCCTCCAACAACAATCGTTTGTACTTAACACGATCATCGTAAATACCTTGCATTAACTCTGGAAGAAACCCTCTTATATCTTTTCTAAACAACGCACCGTTAGGTGTGAGAGTTACATTCTTATCCTTCAGAGATTGCATTATTGAGTCTTTGACTTCCCCATCTAACATCTTGTCTACGGTGATGTCCTTTTCTTTGAAAGGACAGCCCATAAGTGTCTCTGGTGAAATATTATATTGCATAATTAAATGTGGGTACAGAGAGTTTAAATCAAAAGACATCACCCACTTGTGCATACCGACAAGTGGATCTTTTACATATGCACCCTCATACTTTTCAGACTTTTCATGTTCTTTCTTTTGTGGTATGACTATATTCTTTTTACGCAAATGATTGTAAATTAGAATGTCCCAATATTTAGTTGTACCAAGAACATCAACATAATTAACCTTTGCATCATAAGCCATCGTCAAACACAGGTCAATCAACTTCATCTTATCTTCGAGTTTATCAACCAGCTCAACGTCTGTTATATTATATTCTATAAAAGATTGGTAGTCTTTGATATACCATTCACTGAAAGTTTCATAAGGATTGCCTTCTTTACGTTCACCCAACTCGACAAATGCGATATGATCAAGTCGATAGGACTCTTGGTTTGTATAGGTAAACTTACGATACAGGTCAAGAAAATCTAAATTAGCTACTCCCATGATATCGTACACCTGATGCGAGCGACCCATCTTGTAAACAGAACGAGCTGATACGTTGCTCCAAGGCGATAGTCTCTTGAGTTCCTTTTCGTCAAACTGATTTAATATACGATTGCAGATATAAGGAATATCAAAAAACTCTGTGTTCCAGCCTGTGATGACATCTGGTTTATGTTGTTCCCAGAATGTAAGAAAATCTTGTATGAGATGTTTCTCTGACTCACACTTGATATACGAAACATCATCACGACTGTTTTCAAAATCACCGATACCCCAGACAACAATCTTTTTGTTCTGGTGATTCTTTAGAGTGATTGATAGTAGTGG